TAAAACCGGTAATTGATTCGGTGCTTGGTCATACACTAAGCATTATAGAAAAAGTAGGTTCTGGATTAATAAACACAATTCGGTGGATAAAGGAAAATAAAAATGTAATAGAATTATTAATTGGTGCACTAATCTCATATAAGGCAATATCATTACTAATTATTGGAATCGAAATGATACGTAGCCGAATGGCCGCTCAGCAAATATTAGCGAATATCGGAAATACAGGAACCACAATTACACTTACAACAGCGCAGGCGTTACAGGCGGTTGTTACAAGTGGATTATCGGGAGCGCAGCTTGCTTTAAATGCGGCAATGAAAGCCAATCCGATTGGGCTTATAATAACTGGATTAACGGTGTTGGTAGGTATTGTAATGTTAGCGTGGAATAAGTGCGAAGGATTCAGAAGGGTTATATTTAGTTTATGGGAGGTGATTAAAGAATTCGGAATTATGGTAGGTCGAATATTTAAGGGACTTGGTGAAATTATTGCAGGCGTATTTACTTTTGATCCGGTTAAAATAGCTAAAGGATTAAATGATATTATAGATGTAACTAAAAATGCAGGTGAAAATTTTGCCTTGGCTTGGGAATCGGGAAAAGAAAAAGGGGAAGCAAGTTTTGCCAAATCAAAAAGCCTGATCCCTGGCAAAACCGGAGATGTAGGTAAGGACGGAAAAACTGCTCCGGCAATTGCCCCTAAAGAACCAAAAACAAAAGCCGAAGGACAAAAGAACATAAATATACATATAGCATATAACGCTCCGTTAATTCAGGGTTTTACCATCTCGACAACTAACATAAAAGAAGGTTTGGGGAGTTTAAAGGAGCAAGTTACAGCAATATTAACCGGAGCGACACATGATTCATTAATTGTAGCGGATTATTAAAATATTGAATATTAATGTAATATAGTTTAATAAAAACGTTTTAATTTTATCAAAATTGTAATACAATTAATAAAATCATAAAGAATTTAAATTTGTAATTAATTGAAATACAGGCGAATAAATAACTGATTAAAAAATGGAAAATCAAAAATTAGCAAAAAACGTTAATGCATTGATTATTAATAAACAATATCGCTTCTACAATCGGTTATACAAAATCGTACGTACAATTCCCCGTATGATATAACTATTATAGGCAAGATTATGAAAAATGAATATTTAATACCTAAAATTACACGTCAGGGATACGCTTTGATCGGTGCGAGAACGGGCGGAGAAATTGCCGCCTCGATTGCTGCCGAAATACGCAAAGAATCGTTGCAAAAAAATCCATATAATGGACAAATAGATCAATCCAATCTTTCTAAATTTGAACTGTACAAATCTGAATTAGGAACGTCTGTAATGGAGGACGTTACTTTTGAATCAATTACATATACAGACAATAAAAATAATGAAGTAACTACGCCTAAAATGACATTTCAGGCGATTTTGGTAGATGTAAATTTACCTCGAAATATCGTTAAAACAGAAATTCAAGGACGGGATGGAACTGTAAAGGAATATATCGGTGAAGGTGATGTTCAGATTAACTTCAGGGGTGTGATTACAGGACAAAACGGACATTATCCATCCGATGAGGTTGAATCGCTTTTAAAAATAATTAAGGCTCCCGTAGCTATTCCGGTGACAAGTGATTATTTGCTTTCTTTTGATGTTACAAATATTGTCTTTGAAGACCGTGGACTTGAGCGGGAAGAGGGTGGGTATTCATATCAGGCATATTCATTATATGCAATTTCAGATACTCCGCAGGAATTACAAATAACAGGAATATAATGTACAGGGTTGTCTCAAATATTACAATTATTCAAAAAACACAAATAAAAGGTGCTGCTGTTCGTAATCGTACCATATTTTTTGATTTTGTAAACGAATATAAAACAACTGACAGTTGGCGGGATTTGACGAATGAAGGAGAAGTTTGTGTGCCAAAAAATTTATATGTAAAAAATGAATTAGGAAAATTAGTGCCTTTATTTGGAACGAATGTAAACATCGGCGGATTTTCAAATACTAACCCCCTTTTAATGAGAGGCGATAAGGTAATAATTGACTGGGGGTATCGTTATTTTAAAGGGGGGAGGGAAATATTTGAAAGCACATATGATTCTAAAAGTAATACTCATTTATTTTCTGGCTGGATTTCGGAAGTAACTTCAAAAAAACCGATTAGATTTAAGATTGAAGACAATATGTGGAAGTTAAAACAAATACCCGCACCGATTCATACATTTTCGGCAACCGACACATTGGAAGATATTTTGGTATATTTATTAAAAGACTATAATAAAAGCCAAACCGAAAAAGAAAATAAATTTACTGTTAACATGTCTACATACACAACCGGATTGGGCGTGTTTATGGTAGGTAACGAAACTGTATGTGAGGTTTTGGCAAGATTAAGAAAACAATTTCATTTTGAGAGTTATTTTAAGGGCAACGAATTACGGAGCGGATCGACTATATACATAGAAAGTGAGGCTAAAAAACATACATTTACCTTTCAACAAAATATAATATCGGATGATTTAACATACAAGCGTCGTGAAGATTTGGTATTGAGTATTGTCGCTTCAAATAAGATTGAAGAGGAAACCGGAAAATTAACCAAGGATGGAAAAGCAAAAACAAAATGCACACGCTTAGAGGTTTTATTAACATTACAAAATGGAAGCGACGAACCAACAAAATTTATAAAAACTAAAGGTGTTGATTATCCGCCTAATACCGGTGGCGAAAGAATGACAATGCAATATCCAAGTGCTAAAAGCATTGATGAACTTGTAATTTTAGCGACAAAAGAATTAAAGAAATATTATTACACCGGATTTAAAGGAAAATTTATTACTTTTGGTATTCCATTTACTCGCATGGGCGATAATGTTCAATTAGTTGATAATAAACTACCTGAGCGAAATGGATTATATAAGGTTAGGTCAGTTGAATATTCTGGCGGATTTAGCGGATTGAGACAAATTATTGAATTAGATTATTTAATATTGACATAATGGGCGGATCAGATGCTTCAGATAGGGCGATTATTGAAGCTATCAATAAAATGACAGGACAACACAAATTAAGTCCGGTTTATTATGTTGATGCTATTGTTAATTCCGTGAATGTGGATAAGCGGATTTGTAACTGTACAGCAATAGGCGGACAGACTGAATACGAATTGCCAAATGTGAAGCTGATGCCGGTTGTGGATGATGGTATATTAATTGAGCCGGTTTTAAATAGTATTGTAAAGGTAATATTTTCCCAAACCGTTGAGCCTTTTATATGTCAGTATTCAGAGATTGAAAATATTACCATTGATGCCAAAACTAAAATTAAATTTAATGATGGCAGTTTTGGCGGGTTAACGAAAACTAAAGAATTAAAAACACAATTAAACAAGTTAACTAAAAGAGTTGATGGGGTAATTAATGCTTTAAACAACGCAAGTCCCGACAGTTCGACGGGAACGTTTAAATCAACATTAACGCCTTTATTGCAACAAATTACAGATAAGGAAGATTTTTCAAAAATCGAAAATACCAAAATAGAGCACGGGATATGAATATAAGTTTTGATTTTGATGGTTGCCTTAACCGTTTAGAAGTTCAGGATATTTGTAAAAATCACATTGTAAAAGGTGATAATGTACGAATAACAACTTCGAGGTGGAAAAATCCAAATGCCGGAAACAATAACGATCTTCTAATGATTGCTTCAAATTTAGGAATTTCAAACATTATTTATACCAATCACCAACCTAAATGTTTTTTCATGAATGGAATAGATATACATTACGATGATAATCCAGATGAAGAAATAAATATGGAATGTAAATTTATACTTATTTAATTATAATGAGTAGATTTGATATATTATTAAATGATAACGATATTATTGTAACTAATAATGATTTGATATTAGCCGAAAGCGACGATCAGCATATTGCCGATACAATTAATGCCTGCCCTGGATGGTGGAAAGAGAATCCGACTGATGGAGTTGGTATTTTAAGATATTTAAAAGGGAAAAATATTCAACAGGAACTTGCAAAAAACATCAAGTTACAATTAAAGGCAGATAATTATAATTCAAGTCCTAAAGTTACATACGATAATACTCAAACATTAAATATAGATACAAATGTTAGCTTATAAAGCGGTATACGGACAATCCTTATTCGATGTGTGTTTAAATACATACGGAACGTTTGATTATTTGGCAAAACTGCTAATTGATAATAATGTTGAGAATATTGATATTACGCCCTATTCCGGTCAAATATTTAATTGGGATGAAATGTTGGTTGCTGATCAGCAAGTTAATATCACTTCTCAAAATTCTAAAATTATCTACGCAACTTCGGTAATTAAAAATGGGAGTGTATTATCTGTTATTGAATCAAAATCCCAAGGTGGCGGAATTTCTATACCTAATTATTATCAGCCGCCAAATCAGATAAGTATTGCAAAATATCAGATAACTTTAGAAACCGAATATATTGCAGAGGGTGGCGAAACGGAAATTTTAATTTCGGATTTAATCGGGGCGTCAATTATTCAAATTACGAGAGAAACGCAGCCATTAAAGATAAATGAATTTTCATTCAATACTAATAATGGACAAATTACGTTTATTGTAAGTCCATTAAACGAATATGAAACCATTTATATCATATATAGTA